AATTACGATTCTCTCAACAAAATTTAAAAATGACTACACCCACAACAGTTACACAAAACCACTACATATTTATAGACAGTGAAAATTTCTCACTAGACTACGATATGAATAGATTATTTTGTACATTTACTACTAAGGACCAGCTAGACACTACCATAGAGACTATAAAATCACAATATCAAATCTTATTTAATAAGATATTTGTGCTTTATATTGAGTCAACAAACGAATACGTGTGCACATATAATGTAGATTCATTTAATATGTCTAATACTATATTAGATAATACTATACTTTTGCATAGAAAAAAAGAATCCAATACCCTTTATACAATAAATGCTTTAAATGATTTAATTCGAGAATTAAATGGTGGGAAAGCTGACCCAAGCTATAGAGTTAGTTGGCAAGAATATAGAAATTGTATCTTACTAACTACTAGTGGAGAACTAAAACGACTGGATACTAAAATCCACGAAATTTTAAATTTCTAATAAAATATTTGGCTTCACGGAGGAGCCTTATTATATTGAATCGTTATAAATTAAAACAAACAATTAGTTATGGATTTAAGTGTTATCTCAAGCAAGTTAGAACAACTTCAAACACCACAAGGCCAAGGTTCAGGCCAAAAAACAGACCGCTCCCTTTATTTTTGGAAAGCCCAATTAGGTAAACATCAAGTTAGATTTGTCCCTTCAGCAGTGAACAGGGATAACCCATTCCAAGAAGTATACTTCCATTATGGTATTGGAGGTAAAACAATGATTTCACCAATTAACTTCGGTGAAAAAGACCCAATCGTAGAATTTGCAAAAGAATTACGTAAAACATCTGAACCCGAAAACTGGAGGTTAGCTAAGAAATTAGAACCTAAGATGAGAACATTTGCCCCCGTTATAGTTAGAGGTGAAGAAGAAAAAGGTGCCCGTTATTGGGAATTTGGTAAGCAGATCTATCAAGAATTATTATCATTAGCAAATGATGAAGATATAGGAGACTACACAGATATCGAAAACGGATTTGATATGACTATAGAGGTAACTAAAGGTAACCCTTATAATGAAACAGCAGTCCGTATTAAACCAAAACAAACCCCCCTATCCCCAGATGCTACTAAAGCAGACACCTGGACTAAAGAACAACCTGAATTGTTTAAATACTTCAAAAAGTATTCTTACGATGAAATGAAAGAGGCTTTATCTAGTTTCCTAAACCCCGAAGAAAGTGAAGAGCCAACCCAATCAGGTACACCCTTAGATACTGTTGTCCCAAAAACACATCTATTAGATGGTTCTCCATTAGCTGAAGATGTACAGGTAAAAGAAAAAAAGGATAGTAAAAACTTTGGCTTAAATGTTAAAACAAAAGAAGCGTTTAACGAAGACGAATTCGAGGATTTATTTAAATAACTAAAACCAATTTATGGCAAAGAAAACAACAAGCCTTGGAGGTGATATCTCTAAGTCTGTTAAAGGTACATTCTCCCTCGATAGGTTTAAAAACTCAAAGGGATTAAGTGCTTCTAACAGCTCGTTTAAAGCACAAGAATGGATACCCTTATCACCCGCATGGCAAGAGATGGTTTCCTTACCTGGAATACCTCATGGTCATATTACATTACTTAGAGGCCACTCCGATACTGGAAAAACAACAGCTCTACTAGAGGCTGCGGTTAACGCACAAAAGATGGGAATATTACCTGTTTTTATCGTCACGGAAATGAAATGGTCTTGGGATCATGCTAAAATGATGGGTCTTAAGTTTGAAGAAGGAGTAGATGATGAAGGTAACAAAATTATAGATGGTGATTTTTTATTCGCGGATAGAGAAGTATTAGGTACTGTAGAGGCTGTCGCCGGATTTATGATAGACCTAATGAATGAACAAAAGAAAGGTAACCTACCTATGGATATGGTATTCCTTTGGGATTCTATAGGATCTGTCCCATGTCAGATGTCCGTTGAAAAAGAAAAAAACAACAACGAATGGAATGCTGGAGCAATGTCAACCCAATTTGGTAATTATGTTAACCAAGAAATATTATTATCTCGTAAAGAATCCCGTCCTTATACTAACTCGTTAGTTGCTATTAATAAAATTTGGGTTGAAAAACCTATTGGACCTATGCAACCACCTACAATGAAAAACAAAGGTGGAAACACTATGTTCTTTGATGCTAGTATAATTGTAACATTTGGTAACATATCAAATTCTGGTACACTAAAAGTAAATGCTGTTAAAGATGGTAAGAAAGTAGAGTGGGCTAAGAAGGTAAAAGTTTCCGTTGAAAAAAACCACATTAATGGTGTTACCTCTACAGGTAAAATTGTAGTAACCCCACACGGATTTATTTCTGAAACTAAAAAAGATATGGATAACTATAAAAAAGCTCACCAAGATGAATGGTGTGATGTTTTAGGAAGTGGACCCTTTGAAGTAGTTACTGAAGGAAGTGAAGATGAAGATTTTAGCAATATAGTATCAACTAATGAATAAAGCATATCAAGATATTCTAAACAATTTAAATAAAGAAGAATCAACGCTGGAGCCCCTACACTTAAATAGTAGGGTGCTCTTAATTGATTCAATGAATACATTTTTACGTTCTTTTGCGGTTATCCCAAACGTTAACACACAAGGAAATCATGTTGGTGGGTTAGTTGGTTTTATGAAATCTTTAGGATATGCCATAAAATTAATTCAACCTACACGAGTTATACTTGTATTTGATGGACAGGGAAACATTACAAATCGCAGAAACATATACGCTGATTATAAGGGAACCCGCAAAATAAAGCGTGTTACAAGGTGGAACTCATTTAGTTCGCTGGAGGAGGAATCGGCATCAATTGGCGAGCAGATGATGCGCTTAATTGATTATCTAAAAGTATTACCTATTAACTTATCTATTATAGATAAAATAGAAGCAGACGATACTATAGCCTATCTTGCCCAAAAATTAAAGAATGATGTTGTAATATATTCAGCTGACCAAGATTTCCTACAATTAGTAAACGATAGAGTTACAGTGTATTCTCCTATTAAAAAGAAATTCTACAAACAGCAAGACGTATTTGAACATTATGGTTTATATCCTAAAAACTTTATTACAATGAAATGTTTAATGGGTGATAAATCGGATAATATTCCGGGTGTTAAGGGTTTAGGTGATAAAAAATTATTCAAGTTATTTCCCGAACTATCTGAAAACAAAAAATTCACATTAAAGGAAGCATACCAAAAAGCAACCAATAATATAGAGGAACATGGGTTATACGGGAACATTCATTTATTTAAAAATCAACTTGAAATAAACTATAAGTTGATGAATTTAGAGGATATTGAACTAATGGAGGCTGACCAACAAGAATTAGATACCCTAATAGAATCAGAAACATATAACTTCAATAAAACTAAATTCTTACAAATGTATGAAAAGGATTTACTAGGTCGTGGGATTCCTAATGTAGAATTTTGGCTTACAGAAGTATTTTCTTACCTTCAAAATTATAAAGTAAAGTAATGATAAAAGAAGACGCATTATCTCTTGTACAAGAAATAAAGGACAACATTCATATATGTTGTGCTATAACAATGGAGCCCGATGATGTTTTAGTACTATTAGATAAACTTGAAAAATATATAAATGAACAACCTACAATAAAAGCTCCCCTAAGTAATTAGGATTATAGGTTTAATTTTATTACATTTAATTATAATTTTAACATTTAAAATAAAAGGTTTTTGACACTCAAAGCTCTCTCCCAATACGGCCCACATTTCCAACTAAAAGTATTAAACTCATTACTACGTAATAAAAAGTTTATACTTAATATTCGAGATGTCTTATCGTATACTTTCTTCGAAAATCAAGCCCACCAATGGATTGTAAAAGAAGTATTACAATACTTTGACGAATACCATAGTGCCCCTACCTTAGATTTCCTTAAAATTGAAATTAAAAAAATAGACAACGATGTTTTACAAACATCTGTTGTAGACCAATTAAAAGAAATTTACAAAATTATCAACGAAGACCAAGAATACGTTGAATCAGAATTCTCAAATTTCTGTAAAAACCAAGCCCTCAAATCCGCACTACTCAAATCAGTAGACTTCCTACAAGATGGGATGTTTGACGATATTCGATTTTTAATTGACAATGCTTTAAAAGCAGGGCAGGATAAAAATATAGGACACGAATATAACAGAGATATAGATGCTCGTTATCACGAAGAAGACAGACAAGTTATTCCTACACCTTGGGAAATTATCAACGATAAACTTATGGGTGGTTTAGGAGGAGGAGACTTCGGTTTAATATTTGGTTCTCCGGGAGGTGGTAAATCTTGGACTATGGTTGCTTTAGGAGCACACGCTATTCAGTTAGGTATGAATGTCGCACACTATACTTTAGAGTTAGGTGAAGGTTATGTTGGTAAAAGATACGATGCTTACTTTACAGGTATTCCTGTAAATACTATCCATACTGAACAGGAAAAAGTAAAGGAAGTAGTAGGTAAACTAAAAGGTAACCTAACAATTAAAGAATATGCCCCCCAACAAGCAACTATCACAACTATAGAATCCCATATTCAAAAAATGACGGATTTAGGATATGCTCCTGATTTAGTTATTATTGATTATGTTGACTTGTTAAAATCGACACGCACAAGCCACGACAGAAAAGAGGAAATAGATGACATTTATATTGCAACTAAAGGTCTAGCTAAAACCCTTAACATCCCAATATGGTCAGTATCTCAAGTTAACAGGGCAGGTGCCAAAGATGATGTAATTGAAGGAGATAAAGCAGCTGGCTCATATAACAAAATCATGATTACAGATTTTTGTATGTCATTATCTCGACTAGCTCAAGATAAAGTAAACAACACAGGTCGCTTCTTTATAATGAAAAATAGATACGGAATGGATGGAATGGCTTATTACGCCGATGTAGATACGGCAACAGGTCATATTATAATTGATGAAAACCCCAGAGAGGTTGATGAAAGTGGGCCACCTGCTGATCCTAAACGACCTAACGACTATACTGATACTGACAGGAAAAACCTAAAAGTATTATCTGAAAACTTCTTCATGAAGTAATATCAAAGTATATAGTATATATTATATTTATTAACCCATTCGCGGAATTTTAAACCAAACTAACTAGATTATATGAGAGACATTACTAAGGAACGAATTGTATACAAACCATTCGAATATCCTGAAGCACAGGATTATTGGTGGAAACAACAACAGGCACATTGGCTGCCTAGCGAAGTGCCCATGATGTCAGATATAAATGACTGGAAACAAAACCTTACAGATACTGAAAAAGATATTATAGGCACCATTTTAAAGGGATTTGCTCAAACCGAAACTGTAGTAAACGATTACTGGACTAATTTAGTAACAAACTGGTTTAGAAAACCTGAAATTATTGCGATGGGTGTAACCTTTGGAGCGTTTGAAACCATCCATGCTGAAGCCTATTCATTGTTAAACGAAGAATTAGGGTTAGATGATTTTAGCGAGTTCCTTGAAGATGAAGCTACAATGGCTAAAATCCAAAATTTAATGGATGTTAGAGATGCACATGACGGGACACCTGATTGGAGTGCTAGGGCAAAATCGTTAGCTATATTTTCTGCTTTTACAGAAGGTGTAAATTTATTTTCTTCATTCGCAGTTTTACTTTCATTTAAACTACAAAACAAATTAAAAGGAGTAGGGCAAATAGTAGAATGGAGTATTAGAGATGAATCATTACATTCAAATGCTGGGTGCTGGCTATTCAGAACATTATTAGATGAAAAACCAGAATTAAACACACCTAAATTAAGAGCCGATATTGAAGAAGCAGCTCGTTTGTCATTAAAATTAGAATTAGATTTTATTGACAGAGTATATGAAATGGGAGATTTAGAAGGATGTCCAAAATACGATCTCGTATCATTTATCAAACATAGAGTAAACACTAAAATGGGTGATTTAGGATATGGAGCAATTGTAAACGATATAGACAAATCAGCAATAAAAAGAATGAAATGGTTTGATAGTTTATCAGGTGGCAAACAACATACAGATTTCTTCGCAAATAGAGTAACAAATTATAGTAAAGGAGCCCAAAACTGGGATGCCGACAGTTTATTTTAAGATATGGATAATAATAGTTTAGTATCAAACGTAAATGAATGGATAAAGGGCCGTGATTACCCTGAATTTTTTGACGAAATTTCCTTAGCAACCATTTCAAAAGGTTATCTCTTACCGGGAGAAACCCCTAAAAAAGCATATCGAAGAGTAGCCCACGCTGCTGCTACTAGACTTAATCGACCAGATTTAGAAACCAAATTTTTTAAAATTATTTGGAATGGTTGGTTAGGATTAGCTTCCCCAGTTCTTTCCAACATGGGAACAGATAGAGGATTACCTATCTCATGTTTTGGAGTAGATACACCTGATTCGATTCGAGGAATAGGTTTAACAAATGCCGAACTAATGAAACTTACCTCTGTTGGAGGTGGTGTAGGAATTAGCTTATCTCGTATTAGAAGTAGAGGTGGTGGGATTAAAGGGAATGGTAAAAGTGAAGGGATTGTGCCTTGGGCCAAAATCTATGATTCTTCTATCATTGCTACTAATCAGGGTAGTGTAAGACGCGGAGCTGCTTCAGTGAATTTGAATATAAACCATGGAGATATTGACGAATTTTTAGAAATTCGCCGTCCCAAGGGTGATCCTAACAGACAATGTTTGAATCTACATCAATGTGTTGTAGTAGATGACGCATTCATGAGAAAACTTGAATCTCGCGATTCAGATTCTATGAACAGGTGGGCTAAAATTCTAAAAGCTAGAATGGAAACTGGAGAGCCTTACATCATGTTTAAAGATAATGTTAACAAAGCAAATCCTATTGCTTACATGATGAACAATTTGGATGTCACAATGACAAACATTTGTACTGAAATAACATTACACACAGATGAAGAACATTCGTTTATTTGTTGTCTGTCTTCATTAAATTTAGCCAAATACGACGAGTGGAAAGACACAGATACTATACAAATGGCTACATACTTCCTAGATGGAGTAATGCAAGAGTTCATTGACAAAACAAACGGTACTGAAAGCATGAAAAGAACACATGCTCATGCTAGAAAAGGTAGAGCATTAGGTTTAGGTGTAATGGGGTGGCATACATATTTACAACAAAAAGGAATGCCTTTTAATTCAATAGCCTCTACGGCTTATACCCACAACATATTCTCAGATCTCAAAATTAAAGCAGAAACGGCATCAAGACAATTAGCTGTAGAATACGGAGAGCCAACATGGTGTAAAGGTACTGGAATGCGAAACACCCACGTATTAGCGATTGCTCCTACCGTATCGAATAGCGTTATAACAGGTGGTATATCGGCAGGTATTGAGCCGCTTCCCGCTAATATATACACATTTAATGGCGCTAAAGGAACATTTATTCGTAAAAATAAATCATTAGAGACTTTACTAGAATCTAAAGGGGAAAATAAAGAAAAATGGTGGGACCAAATGTTATCTGATGGTGGAAGTGTTATGGGATTACCTGATAACGTCTTAACACCTGATGAAAAGGAAATATACTTAACATTCCCAGAAATTAACCAGTTAGAATTAGTAAGACAGGCCGCAATTAGACAAAGATATATCGACCAAACCCAATCACTTAACCTAGCATTTGACCCTTCAGATTCCCCAAAATGGATAAATCAAGTCCATATGGAGGCTCACAAATTAGGAATTAAAACCCTATATTACCTTAGAACCGATAGTGTTATTAAGGGAGATTTAGGAACAAGAATGGCAGATTGTGTTGCCTGTGATGGATAAAAAAGTAATATTTAAACATTTATAAACATTAATTAAAACCAAAAACACCAATGAAAAAACTATTATCTATTTTATCCTTAATAATACTTACAGGATGTAATTCTCTCTCGGTTACAAATGACCAGATAGTTAACACTTTAAACACCGTTATCCAACTCCCAGTAATCCAAAATGCTACATTTAAAGTTACTGATGGGTGCACAGATTCTACTCTTAATGATATTGAATTTTGTGATTCATTAGAGGCAAAAGATTCTTATAAAACTTCAGTAGTTGATGATGCGTGTGTAGATGCTGCTAAAGCAATTCAAGATTCTGAAAATTTCCTAATTGATGAAACTAGGAAAGCATGTAAATCGGGATGTGCCGCTGTTGATTGGACTTGTAATGACTGTTGTAGTAAAGGATGCCAATCTGCTTCTGATTCAGCCAAATCCGGAACTCAAGCAGAATATGATGCTACTGTAGCTGCATGTGGTTATTTAGATATTACTGGAGGGTACGATTTTAAGCTCAAAAGTGTAACTGGAGTTGGAGGATTAGTTGTAACAAGTGCAACAATGGCAGGTCAAGATATGAACGACTTTTTTGTTAATCTTACTCTAACAATCCCTTCAGTAAAGGCAATAGCACACTATAAAATTTGGCAAGACCCAATCCCCGCTATATCAGGTGATACTTCAGTAGAAGCAAAAAACACCCCCGTAACAGCAACAGCAACCCTAATATCAGCGGGTAAGGATGTATATATATTACAAATTGATACTTTAACTATTACTATTCCTGATAACCTTTATGACTCAAATGAATTATTAGAAATTGCTAATATACTAGCTATAGATATAAACTATTTAACAGGAGGGTTAGTAGATTTAAATAAAATATTTGAAGATTGGGCTAATACATTTTTGGCTAACGAAATTATTTCTATTTTAAACGACGAGTTAAAGAATTACCCTATATAAGGTAATTAAACAATTTCAAAAAAATAGGGCGCAATAGCGCCCTTTTTTATTTGCAGCATTTAGTATATAAAGGCGTCATATGACCTCCACGTACTTTGTTGTCTACCCTAATTATTTTTATTATATTTATATCAAATAATAAGTTATGAAATTTA